GAAAACTAAAATGGAATGTGAAATCTGTGACTACCGTCAGGCACTTGAGGTGCTTCAGTATGACACCGAAATTGCTGAGTTGGAGTTTGTGGCTGTGTGCCAGAACTGCCACGACGCTATCGTGTGCGATAAGTTGGAAACTCAATTCGCTATCGTTGATATCTTCCCGATTGCAGACTAGGAGAAAAAATGGAACGCTCACCGCTTTATTATTTTGTCCGTGGCGTGTGTCGGTTTATTGTTCAAATCGGCATAGCCATAGGCGTATTGTTTTCTGCCTATTGGTTCATTCTTCTGTTTTGGGCAACCTTCTACCCCTAGGAAAATGGATCGACCCTATCGGCGTGTCGGCTTGACAAATGTCGGTGGGGGCGGCGCCGCCCACCGTTACCTATTTGTTATTAAGGAATACGAAAAAAATGCCTCAAATGTCAGAGTGGTGTGGTAGGGTTTAGGTATGAAGAAATGCTCGAAGTGCGAACAGACCCTCGCTCACTCCTCGTTCTCTCCCTCCTCTGGTGGGAAGTATCTGCGACCTGAGTGTCGTGACTGTGGTCGCAAGTTGGCTAATGAGCGTCGTGCTTTGCGTAAAGAGTATGGCTACCCCGAATCAGGACACACCTGCCCTATCTGTCTAAAGTCAGAAGATGAACTCAAGGGGACAGGTGGCAACGCTTCCATTTGGGTAGTAGACCACGACCACGGTACAGGTGCATTCCGTGGACACATCTGCCACAACTGCAACCGTGGCTTGGGTGTGTTCCAAGATGACCTAGACCGTATCGCTAGGGCAATGGAATATTTGCAAAACGCCTAGCCAGGACTTGACAGTTCGCTAGGGATCGGCGCCCCCCTTCGTTACCAAAACGTTATTAAGTAAGTTACGAAAAACCTTGTAAATGTCGGAGGCTCGTGTTAGTCTTGTATTACAACGAAAGGATAACTAATGATTTTTGAGCCTGTCTTCGGTGAAGACTTTGAGATTGTCGCCTACCTTGACGACCTCGGCAACGAGTGGACTGTTGAGGAAACCCAGGACTACTGGAATGTTTCTGGCAACTCGCTTGAGTCGCAAGACTATGAGCCTGACGAGTCTTGGTGGGATGCCGACGCTATTGCCTCTGCTGGCTGGGGAACCGACGAGGACTACGGATACTACGGAGAGTAGGCGAGGGCGCCGATCTCGCTGTCGGTGGCTCATGTTATAGTCATTATATGAACGAATACGAAACCCTTGAAATCCTGTCCGAATACGAAGCAAAGGCTAACTATGATGCCTTACTAGACGAGTGCTACCCTATCGTGTCTATTGGTTACTCAGAGTTTTATCCCTCAACGGTACTCAAAGAGTGTGACCCAATCGCATATCGCTGTGGCTTTGCTGACTATGTAGACTCATTAGCAGAAGAGGGAACTATGGTCGAGGGCTACTGCTAGGGGGGGCGGCGCCGCCGCTTCGTTACCATTTTGTTATACGAAACGCCCTCTAAATGCCCTAGAATGTCGGTGGTCACTGCTACACTGTTTATATAACGAAAGGAAAACTAATGCCAGAATGTGAAGTATGCCAGCACCGTGATTCGGTCTACATGGTAGATGTTGACTATGGTCGCATTATTCTTGTTTGTGCTACCTGTATCAACATCTTCCCCGATGGAGTAATCGTGGCTGAGGCAGATACCCGACTCATTTGAGTGTCAGTGGTCACTGCTAAAATAGAAACATAACGAAAGGAAAACTATGGAATACAAATATGTAACTGTATCAGTCTCACTGCTTGAGAACTTGGTGCGACTGAATCGTGAAGACCAGGCACGATGCAAAGAAATGGGTCTTCGTGAAATGGAACAATGGCACGAGGGTCGTGCTATGGCTTTTGAGTTTATTCTCTCTGAGTTTGCAAACAACTAACGAAAGGCAAGAACTAAAATGATGACACGCAAAGACTATGTATTTACCGCTGATGTAATCAACGATATGTATCACTTTTCACACGCTACCGATAAAGAAATTGAGAATATGTCAATCGCTTTTGCTGATTACTTTAGCAATGACAATGAGCGTTTTGACCGTAAGATTTTCTTCAACGCTTGCTACCGAGAGAAGGACTAAATGAGTATGCTCCCATTGTTCGCATTTATGTTTGGGGTCATTGTGTTTGACACGGTAGTGATTCTCTACCTGTATGCCAAATACAAGAATGCTAAGTATGAGGCATATCTAAACCGACCACCCTTCTAGGAGGGGGCGGCGCCCCGATCCGTTATCGGAATGTTATTAAGTATCTTACGAAAAATGCCGTGAATGTCAGTGGTCAATGCTAAGATTGAGTTATGAAGAAGAAACCAGCACCCAAGAAGATTCAGAACACCGCATACATTATTGCTATGCGAGGTCTGCGTAGTTCCAATGCGGCTACTACGCACGACAATCGACCTAATCGTCAGAGGACTCGTTCAGCAGTCAAGCAGGTTGCTATTCGGGAGTATGCCTGATAGAATAGGATAATGGCTCTGTAGCTCAGTTGGTTAGAGCACTACCCTGTCACGGTAGGGGTCGCCAGTTCAAGTCTGGTCAGAGTCGCAAATCGAACAAAGGAGTTACTATGTAACAGAGTAAACCAGCCACACTTACCGAAACCTAGGTGTAAAAAAGTAGGGGTGTGGTGTAGTAAATGTTATTCCCCTTTAGCTCAACGGCAGAGCAACGAGCTGTTAACTCGTAGGTTCTTGGTTCGAATCCAAGAGGGGGAGCCAGGATCCAAGGGCGCCGACCTCACTGTCAGTGGTAGGTGTTACGATAGTATTACTTAGGAAAGGAAAAAATCATGGCTTATGTATCTGAGTATGGTAACTATGGTGGTGAGGGAGTAATTGTATTCCCAGACTATCAACTTACCCCCGAACAATGGGATGAGTTAGATGTTCTGCCAGACAACGACAAAATGTCGTATGTTAAGGGTATACTAGATGAAAACGAACTAGGATATATGGAGTTTAACGACTAATGGGAGAAGCAATGAAGCGTGAATCATACATTCCACCTAAAGGAATGACACAAAAAGAGTTCCTAACTATAGTTGCAAATGACCTAGTAGATATGGTAGTCTTGAAACAGGTAGACTTTACCTATGTGCCAAGTGTTCGTGACTTTATTATCAAACATTCTAAATCCCGCCACAGAAAGGTAGCAAAGTGAAAAGCAATCCATTTGAGGGAGACGAGCAGGGTATGGAAATTATGGATGCCCTTGACGAATACTATAAGAATCCCCAAGACTACACATTCCGTGACCTTGAGGAAATCTTCCAAGACCGTGACCCATTCGAGTTTCTCTAAGGAGCAAAATGAAAAAGTATGATATCACTGCTACTGTCAAGCTGTATGACTTTTGTATGCCTGACGACTTTGACCCTGAGAACAATGACGGTGGAGACATCCTAGTCGCCCTTGATATGTATGTAGATGAAAAGACATATCAAACAGGATGGCGAACATTCGAAGAGACTATGAAGGTGTCTGGCGATTGGGTTAGTGCTACCTATAAGGTAGTCGAGTAGTGGAGTTTTTCCTACTACTCGTGATATCGGTATTGTTGATAGGAGTTATTTTGTTAATCATCTCTCCCCTGATTTTTACCGTGCTGTTTATCATTGAGAGTGTTTTGCAGAGACGAAGACACTAGGAAAGATCGGCGCCGCTTTCACTGTCAGTGGGTACTGATACAGTTGTATTACAACGAAAGGGAAAAAATGCCGAACATGAAACTCACACCAACTAGGGCTGGACTTATTTTTGAGTGTGTAGACTGTGGCTCAAAGTTTGAGGCACTTGGCACAGAGGCAGACGAACACGAATGTATGACCGTCTTCTCATTCTAATGTCGGTGGCTACTGCTAAACTGAAACCCTACGAAAGGAAAAACTAATGGGCTTGGATATGTATCTTGAGGTTCGTCGCACACTTCGTACCTACACTTGGGATGACCAGTTTGAGAAAATTGACAACCAGTTTGGGCAGTCTCTTGTTGCTCTTGCTGGTATGGAACACTTGGCTGGTCAAGAAAACTCTAGCGTCAGCATTGAGGTCAATGCAATCTATTGGCGTAAGGTAAACTCTGTTCACCAGTGGTTTGTTGATAACATCGGTGGTGGTGTAGACGAGTGTCAGCGTATGTATGTCAAACGCAAAGACCTAGAGGACTTGCGTGACTTGGTGAAGGACACTCTCATTCACCGCAACAAGGCTAGCGTTACTCTGCCAACGCAGGGTGGATTCTTCTTTGGCTCAACCGAGTATGACGAATACTATTGGGGAGATTTGGAATACACGGCTAAGGAGTTAGACCGTGTGCTTGCCAACGCTAAGGAAAGCGATGACTTCTTCTATCAGGCTTCCTGGTAGCAAGACGAGGGGTGCGACTCGATAACGCATGACCCTTCGGGGTCGGCGCCGATCCGTAACCTAATTGTTACTTACGATATGTCTATTAAGACTCTCACTGTCGGTGGCTGGTGTTATAGTAAAGGTATGACAAAGTTGATTCGTAGCAAAGACCGTAAAGTAACCAACGCTGTAACGCCTAACGGCAAGCAAGCCAGTATCGCTAACACTTTTGGTTTGCCTAGCGGAACGGCATTCTCATGTCCAGGTGCTACTAGCGTATGCGAAACTATCTGCTACGCTGGCAAGTTGGAAAAAGTCTTCAAGGGTGTGCGTATCAACCTCGAACACAACTGGGCATTAGTCAAAGACGCAGACTACCTAACCATGTATAACCTTATCCACGAAATGATTAGCGACTTTGTTTCTGATTGCGAGCGTCGTGGTGCAGAGAAACTATTCCGCATTCACTGGGACGGTGACTTCTTCAACGAAGACTACACTATCGCATGGCGTGATGTGATTTGTGACTTTCAGGATGTGCAATTCTGGGCATACACACGAAGCGACTTTGCTGTGCCTATCCTGATTGACATTCCTAATCTTGGTTTCTACTTCTCAACCGATAGTGCTAACAAAGAATTGGCTATCAGTCTCAAAGAGACTCACGGTATCAAGTTGGCTTACCTTGCTCAGACATTCGCTATTGGTAAGGCTGACATTCTTGAGATTACTGGTGAGAGTGCTATCCCATGCCCCGAAAATAACAAGAAACTGCCAATGATTAGCGAAAAGGGTAGTGCCTGTGTTACCTGTGGGCAATGTATCTTCCAACGCAATGACATTCTGTTTTCTGCTACCAAAAAGTAGCGGAGGGCGGCGCCCCCCCGATCCAAATCCCTATGTTACGATTAGGTAACAAAAGGCTGAAAAGTGCCATTTGGACTTGCTATTGTCGGTGGTTACTGTCATACTTGATATATCAGCAAGACCGCTGGTAAATAAGTTGGCTGGCTCGCCAACAGAAAATGAGGAAGCAAATGAATATCGGAGAAACCTTCACCACGCAGAAGTCGGGTGTGACTGGCACGATTGCCGAAGTAATCAAGAACGCAAGCGGTTCAGTTCGTGTTCTGCTCACCCTGCCTAACGGCGACAGCCGTTGGACTACCGTCAAGTAGTCTAACCCATTGTGCTGGGCATCACCCTAAACTGCCCACTCCAAATCAAAAGCCAAATGAAAGGAAAACATAATGGCTCGTTCACTCTCTGTGAAGATTCCCACCGCAACGCTTATTGCTGATGTCGAGGCTACGATTGCTAAGATTGAGGAAGATGTTGCTAACTACCCTGCCCTGACCGAGAAGTATCGTGCGGACTCTAAGGCTTACAACGACAAGATTGTCCAACTGACGATTGACGCTATCAAGAAGAAGTCTGACCTTATCGGAACTGACTACGGCTCGCCTATTCGTGTGACCTCTGGCTACCGAGGCAACTCCGTTCAGATTGAGGTAGACGGTGACGCTCTTGGATTCCCACAGAAGCCTGACGCACCCTCTAACCCTAATGACCGCACCTACTATGGTCGTGACTACACGACTAAGTTGGACTTGCTGAAGAAGAACCTCAAGGTTCTCAATATGACCAACCAAGAGGAAGTCAATGCCTCCACCTACAATACGGTAATGGAACTCCTCTAATGGAAAATGACCTGAGTATGTCTAAGTAAACTGCTCAAGCCCCCTATGTGAAGCGTCTGGATAGATTGCTGGTAAACATAGGGGGTTTCCTTTTGGGCGAGGGCGGCGCCCCGATCAGTCGCCATGTAACAAACAGGTTACGATGTTACGAAAACAACCCCTAGAGGTTGTAAATGTCAGTGGTTGCTGTCATACTTAGGATATGGAAAAGAAAATGGGAACATACTTCATCGTTAGCGGTGAGTCGTATTATGTGCGAGCCAATTCTGAGGAAGAGGCTGAGGCTGTTTGGAATGTCGGCATGGGATACCTTGACGCTTCTAACTACCCAGAATTTGATATTGAAGAAGACCCCTTCGAGCGTATCGAATATGGAGAGGCATACACCACGGTTGAGTCTATCGTAGACTTCAGTGTCAGTGGCTAGTGTTAGACTTAGAATAACAACGAAAGGGAAAAGAATGATTGACAAGGCTTTTGGACTACAAGAGGCAGTGCGTAACGCTGTCTACTCAGATGGTGTGCGACTGTCGGCACTAAACATTCTTCACGGTCACCAGATGATGAACGAGGAAGAAATGCAAAAGGCACTAATGGAACTTGTCTCAGAATTGGCAAGTGTGTCGTCCTTCTTCACAGTACAGGTTTTGCTGTCGGAGGATGAACAGAACGAATTGGCAGACACGATTGATATGCTTCAGGGAATGGGGAACAACTAATGATGGACTTTGAGAACATAAACATTGAGATGAAAGACCTGCCACCTGTACCTAGTGATGGCGACCTTGGTATCGAGACGGCTCTGGCTAATCGTGTCAACGACCTGACTAAGGAACTTGAGGTAGTCAAGGCTAGCAATGACGACTGGCGTGAGCGTTTCGGCAAAGAGCAAAACAAGATTTATGAGATTCGTAACAACCTTGGGGAACTTCTCAAGACACAGATTGAGCACGAACTAATCACCAACACTGGTGCTAAAGAGATTGCTGAACTGGTCGGTATCGAACTGACCAAGACGGTTACCGTCACTGGCTCGGTATCATTCCAAGGAACCATTGAGATTAGTATCTTCGATGACACTGATGAACTTAGTCAGTATGACATTGAGGTAGACCTGAACGTTAGCCACGACTACGACTCTCTGAACAACTTCGACTATGATGTAGAGTCTATGGAGTTTGAGGAAGAGTAGGCCATTAAAGCTAGGGTGGGACCTTGTTAATTCCTTTCTTAGCTCCCATCCTATAGACCTGGGCATGTCTTTAAAAGGCCCTTTCTCATACCCTGCGAGGGCGGCGCCCCGATCTGCGAATGTAACGTTTTAATTACGATGATTAAGAAAATGTCCCCAAAGCTTGTAATTGTCGGTGGTCTGTGTCATACTTAGATAAGTAAACAAACCGCTAACGAAAGGCACGATATGTCACACGAATTGGAAAAGGGCGAGAACGGCGAGGTTGCTTTCGCATCGTTCCGTGAACCTGCTTGGCATGGTCTTGGGACTGTGTTCGAGGAAGAAGTAAAGACCGCAGATATGCTGAAGTTGGCACATCTTGACAACTGGAATGTTCGCCTTGAGGAGATTCCTATCCCTGACGGCTTTGTCTCTGACAAGACTAACTACTTTGTTGCTCGCACTAACCCATTCAACGACAAGCAGAATGACATTCTCGGTATCGTTGGTGAACGTTACAACACTCTTCAGAACGAGGACTTGTTCACATTCGGTGACAACCTGCTAGACGGTGGTGGACGCTGGGAGACTGCTGGCTCTATCAAGGGTGGTCGTGTTGTGTTCGGTGCTCTTGCTCTTGAGCGTGAGACTGTGCTTGACCCTAACGGTGTAGGCGACAAGGTAAACACTTACCTGTTGGTAAACACCTCTCACGACGGTAGCGTATCCATTATGGCTAGCATTACCCCTGTGCGTGTCGTGTGTGCCAACACTCTGAACATGGCTATCGGTAGTGGCACAGGTCACTGGCGTAGTGCTAAGCAGTCGTTCAAGATTCGTCACACTCAGACTGCTGAGGGTCGTGTTCACGAGGCTCGTGTTGCTCTTGGTCTTGCCAACGAATACATGGACGAGTTTGACAAGATGGCACAGGCTATGATTGAGACTGAGGTCAGTAACGACACATTCCAAGATATCATTCGTGAGGTCTACCCCATGCCTGAGAAAGACGCTAAGGGTGCTATGTCCAAGTGGAACACCAAGCTGGAACTCATTGAGGACATCTACAACGGTCAGTTCAACAACACGATTTCTGGAACGGCTTGGGGTGTGCTCAACGGTATCACCGAGCGTCTTGACTGGTATCGTGCTGGACGCAAGGGTAACAGCGAGTCTGTCCTTGCCTCTGCCTCTGGCTTTGACCCTGCTATGAACGCTGAGAAGAATCGTATCCTTCGCATTGTTCAGAACATGACAATGGCTTCCTAGTCGGTCAGTCACTGCCTCCCTTCGGGGAGGTGGTGGCGGCGCCGATCCTTTCTATATATAAATAGAGAAACATATAATTACGATTACGATAGTGTAACAAAACTCCTGGGAAGTTTACATTGTCAGTGGCCTATGTCATACTTGAGGTATGAATGAATTTGAGAAGGCTATGCAGATTGTACTGTCAGAGGCTCTTGCTAGACTAGAGTCAATACCAGATGAAGAAATCGAAAGGTTGTATATATCCTAATGGGCATTTACTATGTTAAGACTGTTGTAGAGTTTTCTGGTGAGGTTGAGGCTGATACCGCCGAGGAAGCAGAAGCAATGGGCTGGAAGTGGGAAGACGAACTCATGTATGACGGAGTGTATTCTATCGATGTAGAGGAATTGGAGTCTGATGAAGATGACGATGAGAGTTAAGCCTTGTGTTGATTGCAACATAATGATTGACGCAGATGTATGGCAAGAAGAATTAGGTATGTGTTTAGATTGTTCAAACAAGTATTGGAGTCACGAAGATGAGTAGTTACCGAGTTAAGGTTGAGCAGACCAGTTACTGTGTTGTAGATGTAGAGGCTGAAGATGAGTTTGACGCTGAGTCTGTAGCAATTGAGATGTGGGGCGATGGCGACCTTGATGGATTGTTTCAGCACGATGTTCAGATTATTATTGAAGACTAATGGAAGAGGAATGGAAGCCAGATAAGTTTATGACTTATCAGTATGTCAGTCCTTATTCTGTTATTCAGTTTACCGTTCCAGGAATGGCAGACTGGTCAGAAGAGCAATGGGATTCTGCTGGGCAGTACGACCTTGAGCAGTATGTAACAGAACCAAAACAGTATCACTTAGATGAATCATGGGAGAACAATGAGTAAGCCAAAGGCAAGCGACCAGACGTGGCGACGTATCTATCACTCGCAGGTTGCGGAGGTATTCGAATCAGATACCGAGAACGACTACTACAAGGTAGTACTAGAGGGACAACGACCTAAGTATTTTTATGGGGAATTGGCTTTCCGAAACTACCAGCATGTTGTACATGAATATGAGATGAAAACTATTTACTCACAAGACTACTCGATTAACAAGCTTTATCGGACCGTGGTAGAATAGAGTATGACACCTACTATTTATACTAAACCTAACTGTGTACAGTGTGAGGCAACCAAGCGTTACTTTGATAACAAAGGTGTAGCCTACACTACCGTCGATATTACACAGGATACGGACGCACTCGATCGACTTATTGAAGAAGGATTCCAGGCTGCACCTGTTGTTAATGCAGGAACAGACTGGTGGAGTGGATTCCAACCAGACAAAATAGATAAGTACATCTCCGACTATTCGTAATGTCAGACCCTAGTGGTAAGGTGGTAACATGGAAACAATTATTGACCTCACTTATGAGGAATGGATAGAGCAGTACAAGCCACACCTAGATTTTGAGGGTAACCCTATAGCCTATGAAACCTATGGTGATGACTATGACTACATTGCAGACATCGACAATGAGTATGTTTGGACATGGACAGACGGTGGTGACTACAGTGTAATCACTAATGGTTTTAGTTATGTTAATCGACTCAACTACTATGTTTGTACCGTGCCGTCAGATATCAATAAGGTTATTCAGATAGACTTATATGAGATGACACTGTGTGATATCGGTGACCACATCTGGGTAGACCATGAACGATATGATGGTACGCCTGTAATTATTTGTAGCGAATGCGAAATGGATAAGGAAGACAATGACTGAAGCATACCCTATGGGACCAGAAGCAAACTACGACCTTAACATTTATAACAAGGGAGCAGACGAGTCAACCATCCTTCCACCAGAAGAGTACTACGACGAGTGGTGGCTCTGCCCATATGAGATTGATAACGTAGGGGACGGATACGGCACAGGCCAAGAGAGAGATGAATTAAACTTTCAGCTCACAGCTGAGGAAGCTAAGGACCTCACACTTGGATGGGGACCCGACCTTGGTGGAGACTACACATCCGATGATGACTTCTGGTTAGATAAGAATTCATTCCTAGACATGTACAAAGTCATTCCTCCGAGGGTAAGGGAGTATCTTGACAACCTGCCCACATACTGATAGACTGGAATGATAATGAGAATAACTCAAGATGAGAGGGTAGCAAAAAGGATTCTAGATGCTATCAACGATTATACACTAGACACAAGAATGATTGGTTACTATATCTTCCGCATAGCCCCTATGGATTTGTTTATCAAACTACAGGAGATAATGGTCGGTATTGACGAAGCAATCGAAGCAGAGAACACGAGAGAGAGGAAGAAGATTGAGCGAGCAAAAGAACACGCCCCCTTCTAGCCAAGCAGAGATTCTGGCAGAGTTGTGGGTAAACTACAAGAGCGAGCCAGAGTTTGAGGACTTTGTTTCATACAATGACTTGGGTCTGCCACTTGCCTATGCTATCGCTTATGGCATTGTAGAGCCTACCGAGTTGTCCGAAAAGTTTATTGGCGAGACTTGGGCATTGTTGCTTGAGGCTTATAGCGTTGAGGATACTGGATTTGATAGCCTCGATGAACTGTTTGATGTCAAGTCTGCTGACGGATTCAAAGAGACTGAAGAGTAGTAGTCACCCTGCCTCCCCATGTGGGAGGTGGGGCGGCGCCCACCCCTAGGGGCATTCCAAATACCAAATAAAATAAATACATTACGAAGGACCAAAAAAAATCGTGGGACTTTTTGGAAAGGAGGATCAAATGGATGTAGCAGCTATAGTGTTTATAGTATCATTAGGGATATTTATTACTATTATTAATTTGTGGTTTGGTAAGCGTTAACAATACCCCCGATTTTGGGGGGATCCCGAAGGGTATTACGAAATCCTACAAATATCTCCTATATATAAACAAATACCTATATAACAAATACATTATCTTCCTTTTTGATCCAAAATAGATATGTTTTTATATGATTATTTGTGGCTATTTGGCTATGAGGATATACCCATTTGGATATTTGGATACCCCTGTTTGGATGTTTGGGGCTAGATGTGGTGGCTGACACCTTTACGAACCCCCATATATAGGTCGCCAATTACTCAAACACTATCCTATCAAACAACTTCCTGTCTGTATTCAAACAATCAGTCAGAAGATATCCCAATATCTGTGGATAATATGTGGATAAACCTGTGTATAACTATCTACATTTAGTATCAAAAAGGATTACGAAACACTATATATAGTCTTGGAATGTTTGGGGGTATCAGGGTATGCGTCTGGTGGCTATGTGGATATGTGGCTATCTGAACAAAAGAAAACCCCAGCAGAGTGTTTATGTTCTACTAGGGTTATTCTTATATATAGGTATTACGAACGCATCGTTTTATACCCTGGAAATTTAGCGATCATAATCATGCTTAAATCCAGTAAGGATCTTGACAGCTGCCCAGAATCCATAATCAAAACCATCTGAAGCATTGAGTGGCTCATATGTATTTTCATCTTTTTTCATCTCTTCAAGAAACTTTTCTTTTGCTTCATCAAAGTCTTTTGAATTCTCAGAATTAAGTGCTAATAGATCGTGTGTTGCCATGTTATTTCTCCTTATTGTGTTATAGAGCCATGTGCTCTAGGTTTATATGAATTGATACTTCGATAGCATTTAGCATGTACCGTCATATCTGTTCTGTATTTAGGTTTACGATGTTTCCGTCTATAGGTGACAGTCTTATCGTCTTTGTGTATTAGTTTACTACAATACCAGCACATTACGATACCCCCTAAAATTATGGTTAGTTATAATACACTTTGCCAAAAGGCTTTGGCTGTCCTGGAGCAACCATGTTATAAAACATGTTGTTTGTATATTGCTGAGCATCCTTCATTGTGATTTCCCCTGCTTCCACACGCTTAAGAATATCTAAAAAGGTAAACGCTGCTTCACGAACACCAGTTTTGTATTCTCGTGTCTTTCGTGTAAGCCTACGAAGTTCCTCTAGTGGCTCCATTACTTCGTACATTTCATTTTCTTCAAGTGTTGATTTTTCCATTGTAATACCCTCCTAGAATGGATAGTTGTCCTTCTTCTTGGACTTCTTAATAGCGTCTTCGATCTCCTGAATAACCTGCTTAGCTTCTGGAATAGTCAACTCAAGAGTGACACGATCTGATCCGCTACCAACATAAAGGTTTACAAACCGTGTAGGTTTCTTATCCTTAAATGTATTATAGTGCTGATATCCTTCTGCACCAAATACAGTATATTCTTTTTTGATTGTCATTAGTCCCATCCTTTATTGGTGTTAGTTGTATCTTTTGGTTTTTGGTTGTAGACAACGTCTATTAGTTCGTTACCGCTAATAAAATTGCTACCACCTGATTTTTGCATTTGCCTAATAGCTTCTGCAATACGCTTACGTTCTAAGTCAATTGACTCTATTGCATCAACGTAGTGTTCCATTTCGTCACATGCTTCACACATTATTAATCCTATCTCTTAGATGTGGGAAAAACATATCAATACGATCACAATCGTCTGAACAATCACACGACTCTTCTTTGATAATATTTAAAATACGTTCACGCTCTGCTTCAGCAACTTGTTTCTCAATGAGGGGGATAAGTTCCCCTGCGAGTCCCCAAGTGCCAGAACCGTGCTGATTATTGAGGTACGTCCAAAGACGCTGCCCAGCATTCGTCTTAATGTTGTAAGGGTTGTCGGGGGTCCAGTCGTCTCCCCTGATAAGTGCAACCATATCTGAACATTTCATTTCAAACCATTCCAAATCTAAATCAGAAACATGTGCTTCCAGTAACGCAACAATACGTCCACGCTCTCTAAGTTCTCCAACATGAATCCAGTATGCATTAGTTAATGATCTAGGCATATGTTTTCTCCAAGTACTTGTCTACTATCTGAAGTGTCTTCTTAGATACCCCAGGAGTTTCCTTCAAGTGCTCATACAAACGTAGTGCTCCGTTGTACATCATAATTTCTAAAGCAAGGGCTACTTCGTCAGTTGCTGGAGTAATCTCAAACTCCATTCCTTCTGCTAATGGCATTACTCTTCTCCTTTAATAAGATTGACAATTGCAAGAACAAAGTCTGCATCATTCTGGCTAAGCAATGAGGCTTCCTCTGTGAGCAAGGTTACAATGCGTTCCAACTCTTCGTCAGCACCAATTTCTCTTCCATAGTTAAACACATCCTGTGGGTTATCCATAGATGGCTTAAACAAACGCTTTACTCGTGGCATTTACAAATACACCTTCCGAAACTAAAGTCAACTGGACATGTAGTGTGGTATCCAGTCATACACCACCCACTAGGGAGCTTCTCACCTTTTCTCATACATCTAGTGTACACGAAGACATTACGAATGTCAATATATATCGTGCGTTTCGCACGGAAAACTTCTTACCTGCCGCCGAGCTTTGGGCGTGGTATTATGGATATATGTCAAATGTAGATAATATTATAGATAAGTATGCATTAGCATTCTTAGACGAGTTCCAGGAGATCTTTGGCTATCTACCGAACGATAAAGAACTTTCACTTTGGAAGTCGGGTTTTATGGATGGTTGCAATGCGATCAAGGAAGCATTGGAGAACCGTGTACGAGATCTGCGATGACTGCAGTGATGACAGATGCAAAGTTTGTCACCCATAAACTTGACATTACGATTAGAGTCTGAGACAATTAGGTATGGCATTCGATAGAAGCTGGATGTCGTCAGAAGAAGCCCTAGAGGTTGCTGACGAGATTGAAAAAGTAGGTGGCGTGTATCGCTTAGTTGCCGCCGCAATTAGATATCAGAACAAGGAGAATCACAATGTTCGTAAACCTAAAAGGATTCGACACACAACTAGCACCAATGGCAGCAATTGAAGAAATTGCTAAAGATTACGAAGGTGAGTTTATCAACGCTAAAATGGCAATGATGTATATCAATGCAATTGTGCATGAGTGGCGACAGTGAGCTATAGTAAACGATACGCTACCATTTGTTTTTCGTGTAGCATAAACGCAGGACACTTTATTGAAGAATGTACGGAGGAATCAAATGAATCAGAATGATCTTAACTGGGTACGACTGGCTGCATGTATTGTAGACAAGACAACAGAAGAAGTTATTGATAAGGTTAAATCTTGAAAGACTTCGGGAAATATTTTTTTATAAGTTTTTTCATTACAACCGTTATTTTGTTCATTATTTCTAAGCTGTAGTGATATAATATGTCTATGGAATATTTATCAGACGCTTGGGAAGCCTTAATTCATAGCTATGGACAGGGCGAGCGACGCAAAGAGCTTGACAGGATTCTAGAAAAGCTTGAAGAGATGAAACAAGATTTTGAGGATGCTCATGCCACTCACAAAGCTTTAATGTTAGAAGAAGTAATTTATACCTTAAAAGGATTCTAGTGGACTATAAAGATCAAAACCTAAAGTCAGCAATTATGACTGCAGGAGTAATCATATCAATTGTTATTGCAATTATTATAGGAGTAAATGTTGGATAGGTCTGAGTACCGCAGAAATAAGCGTAAGCTTGACAAGCTTTCTTCCAATGCTAAACAAGACATGGCTGACTGGGCGACAAAGCTTGAGGGTAAAGTAACTCAAGAAGAGATGTACGCCTGGAAGGATGGATACCTAGCAGGATTTGAAAGAGGTTCACGAGTTGAGTAGTCTTCGGTGGCTCTTGATGCGTAGTGACCGTGTTGTTGCTATGCATGACACAGAAAGCAAAGCAGTAAAGTCAGCAATATTCTTTAATGACCTTTACGAAACAGATAAATACTATGTCAAAAAGATTGACAAGCGTAAAGATGATTATAGATTGTATAACTATGAAGGAGAATAATATGGAACCGAATGTATTGCTATCATCAGCAATCGATAAGCTTAATCAATGGAAGATTGATGAGCCAGAAGATATGACAGTTGATCCTATGATTAACATTCTAGAATATGCAAGTGTTAGTCTAGATGATCGTAAACAGCCTCATGTTCGTAACGCAATTGCATTAGCGTATGCAATTCTTGGATCGGAGTAAAATTGGTAAACATTGTTGATAGTAGCAAAGCTACTTATTCTATTCCTTATACTGAAGCAGAGCTTAAACTTCTTACAGTTAAAATGACTGGAGATTCTTATGACACTGAGCTTGAGTTTGGATTTGATACCGTTCGAATTAAACGAACCAGAAATCCTTTTAAGCGTTGGTGGGGTGGACTTTGTGGAGATATTGCAGGGTGGGCCTTGAGGCAGAACGACAAGTACGGAGACTATTACCTTATTCTTGATGAAGAATACACAGACAGAAAAATTGCTGAGTTGGAGATGATTGAGCTTGGATAAGATCGATGTTCTTGACGAAGGCTATGTTCGTCTAGTTGACACTCTTGGTAACGATGCATCAGTAGTGAATGCTGCTCGTGTATCTTACGATAAAGAGATTGAGGTCATGGATGATAAAGATGAAAAGCTTATGGTGTGGCTATGGAAGAATGAGCATACCTCTCCTTTCCGTCATGCTGCTATGACCTTTGAAGTCTATGCCCCACTTTTTGTGGCAAGGCAATGGTGGAAGTATGCGGTAGGTTCTTCTCACGTTGATGATCAAAATGGGTGGAACGAATCCAGTCGTAGATATATTACTGAGAACGAACAGTTCTATGTTCCTATGGATGCTGAGTGGCGTAGTAAGCCTGAAAATAGCAAGCAGGGTAGTGGCGAGGCACTAGATGAATCCATTGGTAAGGACCTAACAGACAAACTAATTAAAACTATTAGTCTTGGCACTAGTCTTTACCATGAAGCAATGAATGCAGGTGTTGCACCTGAACTTGCTCGACTATTCTTGCCAGCCTACGGCATGTACGTTCGTTGGCGATGGACTGCATCTCTTCATTCTGTTATGCATTTTGTAAATCAGCGTGTAGAACATGATGCACAATTTGAAATTCAGGAGTATGCAAAAGCTGTTCGTGAACTAATGGCTTCTGCGTACCCCACAACATTTAAAATATTTATGTAGGTTTACCCCTGGTATACCCTCATTCTTATAAAGTGTTGAAAGGTTAACTGGTACATGTGGGTTCAAGCCCCACCCAGGGGACTAGTGATATAATAAAGAAGAACAAAATGATATGGTATCTTACAAAAAATAACAAAAACGATTACGAGCTTAATCGTATCTTTGACGAAGCCAAAATACAAAACGTAAATATAAAACAGGTTGAGGTTGACAATTTTGATCTTATTGTTACTAGAAGCGACAGAAGAAGTATTAGGCTAGACAATGAAACAGTAGAGCTTCCTTCTGTTGTTATTCCAAGAACTGGTAGTGGAACAAGTTATTATGCAATGAGTGTTCTAAGACACTTAGAAAGAATGCACGTTCCAGTTTTAAATACAAGTGATAGTATTGATGCTGCTCAAGATAAAATGTATTCTACTCAGATCTTGGCTCAACACAATATACCAGTTCCAAAAACAATGTTAGTTAGATTCCCTGTTGATGTATCATTAGTTGAAAAACAAATTGGGTTTCCTTGTGTTATAAAAGTTTTAAGCGGAAGCTATGGGAACGGTGTTCACTTGGTTCAAGACGCTAAGTCTCTTCAAGAACTAATGGAGTTTGTTAGCAACCTAAACTCTCCTTTAAATATTTTAATTCAAGAATACATTAGTGAACAACTAGGAACAGATGTTAGAGTTTTAGTAATTGGCGGTAAGATAATTGGAGCTATGAAAAGATCAAGTACTGATGGAGGATTTAGGGCAAACATTTCTCGTGGAGGAGTAGGCTCTGTTTATGAAATGAATGAAGAGCTTGAGTCATTAGCTTTAGGCTGTGCAAATGTTTTAAATTTAGAAATTGCTGGGGTAGATCTTTTAATTGACAAAGATGGATACAAAGTTTGTGAAGTAAATTCTGCACCAGGATTTGAAGGCTTTGAAAAGTTTTGCAATACAAACGTTGCTAAAGAGTTTGTGGACTATGCAGTCTACAGACAGAACTAAAAAAATAAAGTAATAGTTAGCCTTTTTAAGGCACTCATGATATAATAAGGGGTGGAGGTTAAAGTGGAAATTCCTCACAAGATATTTTATTTTGATTCAGATAAAAACATCATAGAATCAGACACAGAAAAGATAAACTTTTCAAAAAGCTTTATCGGGAAGGAAGTAAAGAGAGTTATGGAGGCAAATAAAATGGCACAAACTGGTTATGGAACACCTGTTGAGACACCACAGGAAGTTGTTAAGCCAACTAAAAATCGCAGTCGTGGGGGCCTTACAAATGCCCAGTACGCTGTAAAGAAGCAGAAGATGGATCGCTATTCTGCACAAGAAGCAAAACGAGCACCAAAGATTCAGATTGATCAAAAAATCGTTCTTGGTACATGGATTACTGGTATCCTAATTGCATTCGTTGCATCAGCAATTGTATCTTTTAATGGTATTACTGCTGTTGCAGAATTTGTGGGACTATCAGCAGATTGGATGGCAGGACTATTCTTCTTCTTCGTAGAGTTGATGTACCTACTATTCTTGGTTGCCTATCTTGTACTTGCGTCTCGTGTAGATGAGAATGGTCGTCCTGAAAAGACATGGGGTGCAATTATGGGTATGATTGGCTTTGCTGCAATTGCAGTGGCAGCAAATGCATTTCATACCTTTGATTATTGGAGTTGGGATTGGACTGAGCCTCGTATGTGGGCTGGTGTTATTCTCGCTATCTCTGCACCTATCGCAATTATTAGTGCATCTAAGATGGCTTCAAGGGTTGTATTCGCTAAGGCTATTAGTCTCTAGCAATACCCCCAACCTCTGTAGCTCAGTGGACAGAGCGATACCCTTCTAAGGTATGCGTCGCAGGTTCGATCCCTGCCAGGGGTACAACACATGATATACTTGGTTTATGAGCAATTTTAAACTAGCTATTACTGTACCAACTCGTGGAAGACCACACAATTTAGAAAGACTGTCTAAAGCAGCAGCACAAACTTGCAAAACTAACTATCACATCCTTGCACGGATTGATGATGATGATAAGTCTGTGTACCCCGAACTAGATAATGTTACCTACATTAAGGGTCCGAGAATCTTTTTTACAAACTCTCTTAACGAGCTTGCAGAAGTTGCAATGAACGAGGGCTATACCCATATTGCTATTTTAGGTGACGATGTTTTGCCAGAAACTGATGGCTGGGATGAAAAGATGATCAGTGCACTATCAGAGCTTGGTGTTGTTTATGGTAGCGATGGATTAGAGCACTTGCATGGTCCAGATCTTCCAACACATGTGATTGTTCCAACAGAAATGTATCGTAGACTTGGGTGGATTGGTCTTCCAGCATCACGACACTTGTTTTGCGATAATGTGTGGAGAGAGCTTGGCAAACTAACTGAGTTTATCTATCTTCCTGATGTAAAGCTTACTCATTTGCATCGTTGGAATGAAACTGCACCTGACGACAGAACTTATCAAGAAGCAAATGATAAAGTAAAAAGAGATCTAGACAAAGCAGCCTTTGAAAATTGGCGTGACAATGGTGGTCTTCAAATTGCTAAAAAATCTTTGGGTATATAATGAATGAAGATGAGTGGCTCCAAGTAATTGTTAACACATATCAAAAATATTTTGATGGTAAAGTTGCCAGAGTTGTTGATGCTGGTTCTCGTGATGGAGACAGTGCTTATTGGCTTATTAAAAAGTTTGATGCAGAAGATTATTGTCAAGTTGTTTGCATAGATGCAAGAAAAGAAGCTGCAGAACTAATTAAAGAAAAATATCCTAACTTTATAGTATTTGATACAGCAATCTCTGACTTTGTGGGTGAGGCAGATTTTGTTAATTTTAAAAACAAAGAGTTTTTAGGTTCTTCGTCTCTTGTACTAGAAAGAGCAAAAGCATATGCTGCTGAAAGTTTTGTAATTAAGGTTCCAGTAACTAGACTAGACATGATTCTTGAACCAGGTGATATTGACATATTAAAAATAGATGTTGAGGGACACTCTGTTCCAGTTATTTTGGGAATGGGAAATAGAATGAGCGATGTTCTTGTTGCCCATATTGAGACTGAAACACCAGAAAGATCTGCATGGGGAGAAAAAGCCAATAATTTAGAAGTAATGCAAATTATGCAAGATCTAGGATTCTCATTAATTAGTATAAGCTATCAATGGGGATTAAGCATTCAAGATCAAACCTGGATTAATACTAAACATGTTAGGTATAATGGTAATAGCTAATGAAAATTGTTGCCCTCTCACATGGATACCCTCCCTTTTGGAATATGGGTGGGGAAGTTTCTCTTCATAGAACACTGACTGCTCTAAATGGAGAAAAACATGTTTTAACAAAAACAGATGAACCTTATGTCTTTGAGGGAATAAATGTTGAACAAATAAATCTTCAGAATGTTTTAAGGATAAACATAAACCATAGACCAGTTTCACACCAGTTAAGAAAAATGAAAGCTGATGTAGTTATTGGACAAAGCGAACTATCCTTGGTTGCTGTTAATGCTGCCTATGACGCTAATGCAGTTTCTGTAGTTAATGTACATGCTCCACCAAGATTTGGTCAGAGCATTGCGCAAGCTGTTACTCTTGCAGATTATGCTATTTACAATACTCAAGAGTCTGCAAATCTTTGGGGAGAGCCAAATGCTTTTGTTCTTCACCCACCAATTAGCCCACTACCAGAAAAAATTAGTAACAAGGGAGATGCCTACACAGTACTTTCTTCTTTAAAAAATAAAGGTGTTGAAGTTGTTCTTTATCTTGCAAAGCTTTATCCAGATAAAAGATTTATTATTGTTAGATCTCCAGCAGAGCCAACACACGGCCTACCTGATCTTGAAGAACGTGCTGCACAACTACCAAATGTTGAACTACACCCCAGGGTTCCACCAGAAGAGGTTTATAAATATTTAGAACAAACAAGAATTCTTTTAGTGCCATCAATGTATGAGACATATGGCATGTCTGCCATTGAGGCTGCTGGATATGGCATCCCCTGTGTTCATGTTGATAATGCACATGTAAGAGAAGGTATTGGAGATGCTGCAGTACTTGTTAGCCCTTTAAGTGTAGATGAAACATACAATGGTATAAAAACTATTGAAGAAAACTATGAAGAGTTTAGCAAAAAAGCTAGAGAAAGAGCAGAGTGGCTTTATGATCGACAGCTTACCGAATTACAGAATTTAAAAGAGTTTATTGATAACCTAAAGAAAAATAAAAATAGAAGGCTTAGAATAAACGCTGTTAATGCTGCTGTTAAAAAAAATAAAAATGTATACTAATGCTCAAATTTTGATGGCTTTGAAAACTTTTCATTAAACCATTCTTTATGATCTTGAAAAGCTTTATCTTCAGTAGACAAATAACTTGAATTAATATCAACAAAATTATTACTTAGTACATGATCCTTGTTATAAATTTTTACGTCTTTAAACTCTTCTCCACCGACCTTATAGATGTTTCCATACATAGACCTCCAGAGGCCTTGTGAGCCGATTACAGACGATAACTTTTCCTTTTCAAACATCATTGGCACATGCAATTCATAATCAAGTGGTTGTTTTATTTTTGATCTTTGATAAAGCTCTGAGTATGTTTTAATCAACATCCTTGTATACAAGTCTCCTGGGTTCTGCCTTTCTCTTCTTTGTATTTTATCTAAAAGTAATCCAGAATACATATACGGAAGATCTTTTACTGGATTCATTACAAAGAAATCGTCATTCATCAGTATAAAGGTGTCAGATATTTCATCTGAGTGAAGAATTTTTCTTATGTTGCCCTTGGCATTTAAGAAATATGATTTGTCTTGTACTGTTGGTATGTATGGTCCCTTGTACCAATCTGGCTTACCCCCGACTACCCACAAATTATCGTGCGGAAGATTTTTGATTGCTGATCTAATAGAGTATCTTAACTCTTCGTTATCACCTTCACGGCAAATATAAACAATGTCCACACTCTATTATAACAGGTGCGGTATAATAGTATTAATGTCACCAGGATTTTACCTACCAGCATTTCGTCAATATAAAGAGGACGTAGGATGCACTGACTGCGGAAAGTATTATCCACATTACATGTTAGAGTTTGATCATCTACCTGGATCAAAAAAGGTTGACAATGTATATCGTGTTCTCAAGAAGTATGGGGTTGAGTCTGCTTGGCAAGAGGTTGCTAAGTGCGAGGTAGTTTGTGCAAACTGTCACAAGCGACGTACATACGAACGTGAACAAGATGATATACTAGAATCATAACTAAATAGTGTAAGGGAGTGAAAGGTTTCGACTGATCACTGAGTATCTGGAGAAGCATGTATTGACGGCTACAAACAATTAAATTGTAGCAGGGTATAAGTGCAAACGATAAAACCAAATACGCTCTAGCAGCTTAGGTTGTCTGTAATGAGCACCTTGTCAGCAGTGGTCACACTGAGCAACAAGTTCTTTAAATAATGTGATGTTTCTTAGGATGGTATAGTTGGACAGAGTGTTGTTAGTTCCATCTCTGTCTGTTTAATAAAACTAACTAAACATGTAGAAGTACAGACACTCTAGATTAGGACCTGGGTTCGATTCCCAGCACTTCCACTTTATCTTTTTGAAGAACACATGTAGCAAGCAAGATCCATACAGGCTACGCTATCAGGACTACATGCCATGCTCTTTGATCCAAATGCAGAGCCTTGCCAGAACTTCTTTTCACGTTCTACAATTGCACGACTCCAAGCAAACCCTGCATTGCCACCCCAGGCATCCCACATAATGCGACCATTGCTAGGATTAGCAGTGTTGTTAAAGTCTTTGCCCTTCTTGTCTACCTCATGACGAGAGAAGAATGAGTACATACGCTTTACTGTAGATAGAGACATTGATCGTCCTGCTACGATATCTGTTGCTCTACCCCAGCCAACAGGCGTACCAGCACCAGTAGCTTTGCCCTGTTCTTTCCACTTGAGAGCACGACGAGCAGCAGACTTCATACCAGCATTAGGGCTATAGTTATCTGCCTTAGTAACTGCTTCATGATATTTCTTTACTGGAACACAGTTTGGAACCATTGCTCCACCTTTACCTGGCTTCATGCCACGCATAACGTAGCCTTCCCAGCAAGGAGATGCCTTGGCAAGTCTTTCTAGTTCTTCAATGTCGTCTTCTTCTTCAACGCCAATTTCAATATCCATTGGCTTAGAGTTGCTTGCAAGCATACCAATAGAATAAGCTGTGGGATACCAAAGACCGTCTTCTTCTTCATAAACTCTTACAGCCATAGCTGGATCTTCTGGATTAGAGTCAATTGCATACTCTGTTCCAGGAACGCCATAGGTTCCACCTTCAAGCATTACATGCTCAACACGACCTACGACCATGCCCTCAGTTGTCATTCCAACTACTGTGTCTCCCTCTTTGGGAATTACGTTATCCAATTGATCCTCCTGAACCGCCAGAACTTATAGCACCTTGTGCTGCGTCCTGTGCATCACTGTGACGACCCCAACGCTTCTTGCGTGGGTCCTTTCCATACTTAGGCTTAGTAAAACTTCCTGTCTTGCCACCAGCACGACCCTGCTCTGGACGCTTAGTTCCAACACTAGGATACTTAGGGTCAACAGTAATTGACATATCCTTCTTTGCGTCCTCTACGTTGGCATACAGAGCCTTTATGTGGTTCTCTGCAGCCATTCTAGTTGGGTGACAACCAACAACCTTTCCAGCATCGTCCTGTACAGCGTATCCCTTACAGCCAATACCATCACCCTTGCCGCTAATCTTATAAGGCATTAGTCTTCCTCCATCTCCATTGATGCACGAATCTGCCAACAGAATTTCTGAGAAGCTGTCTGTCGGTCTGCAAAGAAGTTGGCAAGGCCATATTCTTTTGCATCATTGGCAAGATCACTTCCAACAATAAGATCATCAATGTGCTTTTCAATTGACATGTATAGATCCTCAAGCATTGGCTCAGGGTCACCAACAATTACAGGCTCGCTAACAGTAGACATGTCAAAGAAGTCTGTTAGTCTGTATGGAGCATATGCCTTAAGCATACGAAGCCACTCTGCATATTCGTCTGTAGCATCATCATAGTTTTCATAGATGTCACTAAAAAAATCATGGAACTGTTTAAAATCATCTGACTCAACATTCCAGTGGTATCCATGTGCCTTGAACTTTAGGGCAATATTATCTGCTAGAAGCATTCTTAGTTGTGCAATCAGTTGTTCATCCATGTTCTAATTATAACATATAAGAATGGACAGTTTTAAGTCGTGTCCAGGACTTTTGTTATTTTGTTTTATCTGGCAAGAACTCTAGAACTCTTTTGTATGCCTCGTTATATTGTGTTCGGTCTGAGCGTGGTGTTTCAGATAGAACCTGAATTGCTTTTTGAACATCCTCAATATATTCAAATGCCCAATCTCGTGACTGAGAGATAAACTTGACAAACCCATCAGTCTCCTCAATGGCCTTAACGCTCTGATCATTAACAAACTCTTCAAACTTCTTAAGAAGCTCTTCTTTGTCCATTAGTGATTGAACTAATAGTGCCATAGTCTTTTTATACCTTACCGTCAACTTGATATAAAAAACCACAAGAAATGCAACGATAATAATATAAGCAATAAAAACAGAAAGATTAACAGGATCAATCATTGCTCTTCCTTTCCACCTTCTCGTACTAACAAAACAATTGCTCCGTTATCTTCAAGTGCCTTTTTGGCCCTAATCATATACTCAACAGCAATACGTTTATCTTCGTCTCTTAAAGACATGAACTCTTTCTCACTTGCTTTAACCGTAAGAAAATTTTCATTGTCAATAATGGTTAGTTTAAATCCTTTTGGACAGTAGTAGTCAATTGATTTAAAAGCTTTTCTCATTTCATTTGTATACATTATTTATCCATTGTTAGATATGTCCAGGTTTTAGCCCAGTCTTCTTTTGTTCTGTGCTTGTTGAATTCTCTAGAGATCTTTCCGTTCTCTAAATAAATTCCTCCCCATACACCCCACTCTTTTTGTGATACCCCTACTGCAAAACAGTGCTTTGCCATTGGACAAGTAGAGCATAAGTTATCTACTGCTAAACGAAGATCTTGATCTTCTTCATATTTATCAAAGAAAAAGTTGGTGTCAAAATCTTTGCACTTTCCCTCTTCTTTCCAAGAGTGTTGGTCCATGTCATTTCACAAGCCGATCTGGGATGGTCCAACCGTTTTCGTTTGGCTCATACCGATTAACACGATGCCACTTATTGTTGATGAATGCTGCATTTACTTTCATCCATGCAGCGTCTTCAGCCTTTGATTCAAGAACTGTCCAACCATCCCAACTAAGTGACTTGTTTGTTGTTACAATCTCTTCCATCTTATCTAATGATGAAACATTCATTGTTCTAACCTTCTGTGTAGATTACTTTTTTTATTTGTACCGATTCAATAAATGCCTCGCAATATCTGCATGGCTTACTGTTTAGGTCCTTACCTTGCTTGTTTAACCTAGCAACGTAAAGTATTGCACCCTTTACATTCCAGTTTGCATCTCTCATTGCCTCTACTTCTGCGTGGCGACTACAGTGCGTTTTGATATGTTCTGGGGAAACCTGATTTGGGTGATTAGTATCTTTATTAAACCCAGTTCCAATCACCCTGCCTGACTTAACAATAACAGCTCCGTGCTTTTGTCTAGCCAAAGATTTTTTAGACATATACCTGGCAACGGAAAGAAAAGACTCTTCGCTGCGACTAAGCATATCTGTAAATACCTACCTCAATATCCTTATCCTGAGCTTCACGAACTAAGTCTGATTCTGACTCTTTCGGAAGGCTAAAGTAAACAAAGTAGTCTAGGTCTGAAATGCGTTCCTTAAGTGCTACTGGTGGCATTTTTACTACCTTTGCTTTGATACCCCTGGATTTCCAATTTGAAACATTAATAAACTCTAAAGCCATTTCGTTAACTCTATATGGTCCAGCAGAAATAATCGTAAACTCTTCATCTCCATCAAGATCGTGTAGTGCTGTACCCATTGCACGAAGAAAAACGGTATAGTCATTAAAATTTCGACTGCCCTGAATCCCAACTATCATTTGGCATCCCTTCTCGTAGTTGTTCAACGATATAAATCATCTTCTCTAATTGTACCTTATCCATAGACATGATGTCAACTTGTTTTGCTGAGCTTAAGTCTATTCCATCATCAAACATATCTGCTACATAAAATGTATTTTCATCAATCCAATATGCATTGTTTTCAAGAACAAAAACTTTTTTGCTTTGTTTGTTGTGATAGCTCAAAGATTGAGTTAGTATCATTGGCTCAGGTTCTGTTAAATATTCTACGAAGCCTACTATTAATTGAAAAGCATTTGATTGACTATGCCTTATTTTTTTTATTGGCGTGACAACTTTTGCCTTTAGGTATTTGTTAGCTAATATAACTACTACAATAGTAATTAATGATCCCAAGAAGTATTCCATATTGCTCCTTAGTCAATTATACTTTATTCTTCATAAAGATATTGCTTTAAGTTATTAAGAATTGCCTTTTCCATATAATTAAGCTTTTCTATCTCAAAGCTGTCAAGTCCTTTTTCTGTAATGCTAATAATTGGATCTTCGTCTTCCATGTTACCATTTACAAAACCTTTTTCCCAAAGAATCATTACAGTTCCATGAAACAAATTGTTAATATGATTACTTAATTGTGGATCAAGCTTGTCTAGGTTAGGACTAAAGCCATAAAGAAGTTCTCCAGTGTCTTTGTGAACTCCGCTTACTTCAACTACCCCAGCTAAAATCATTTCGTCAATAATTTTTGAATCCATTACAGCTCTCCCTTAGCTCGGTTTTCTCCCATAAGAAATGGTCGTTCATCAAGAACATCAAATGCAAAGGCCTTCATGTTTTTAGTATTTTCAAACTCAGTATAGTGGTGTCCACAAAAGAAAAGCTCTCCAGTTACACCTGTTACTTTTACATATGCTCCTGCGTTACAAGCATCACATCGATCATTAAGTGTCAGTTGACGCTCAGTGCTTTCCTCTGCTACCGTTTCAGTTTCCATCGTTGTTGTCATTGTACACCTCTTACTTCTCAGTTGAATAAAAACCATTGCCCTTAAAGGCAATGCCTATACTAGAGTATAGCCGTTTTCTGGGAGTATTGCAAGTCTGACAGATAGATTCTTTGCCACTATCTTCAGGACTTCTTACTTCAGTTAATATTTCATCACATGTCTTACACAAAAATTCATATAGTGGCATTAGTTTTTTCCTTATAAATCTTATCTGAGTAAACACGAGCAGCATCTCTAACCCATGCACCATCTTCGTGAGCTTCTTTGCGTCGTGCAAGACGAATTGTGTTAGCTGCACCATGACCAGCCAGGACTTGATGAAACTCTGTCCAGTCTAACTCTCCAAAATCAAAGTGTCCTCGTTCTTCATTCCACTTAATGTCAGGGTCAGGCAAGGTGACACCTAGTATCTTAGCTTGCGGAACGAGCATGTCTACAAAACGTTGACGAAGTTCGTCATTACTAAAACGTTTTATTTTCCAGTCCATGCTTTGTTGAGAATTAGGAGAGTTGTCGTCTGGTGGTCCGAACATCATGAGTGCAGGAGCGTACCAACGATTTACTGATTCTTGTGCCATTTTTTTCTGTGCATCTGTGCCTCGCATAAGGTGCAGTAATATCTCAAACCCTTGACGCTGATGGAACGACTCTTCTTTACAGATACGAACCATTGCTCGTCCGTATGGACCATATGATGCACGACACAGCGGCACTTGATTGCAAATAGCAGCACCATCAACCAGCCAGCCGATGGATCCCATATCTGCCCAGGTCGGGGTGGGGTAGTTGAAGATTGACGAATACTTAGCTGTTCCAGTAATAAGCTGATCAAACATTGTTTCTCGATCAGTACCTAGAGTCTGTGCTGCGGAGTATAAGTAAAGACCGTGACCTGCTTCATCCTGAACCTTAGCCATTAAAATTGCTTTGCGTTTTAAGCTAGGTGCTCTGCTAATCCAGTTTGCCTCTGGTTGCATACCAATAATCTCGGAGTGCGCGTGTTGAGAAATCTGACGAATGAGCGTCTTTCGATACCCCTCGGGCATCCAGTCTGTCGGCTCGACCCTCTGTTCGTTAGCTAGTAACTTATCAAAAAACTTTACATTACAATTTTGACAAACAGATTCTTGATCAGTTGTTTCATTGCAAGTCTTGCATATAAATTCAGATGTCATCATTGTCTTTTTCCTTCTGTCTTTCGAAAACTACTACTCTTCCTGGGGCAACATCGTCATAAAGATGTCTCCACTGCGACATGTCCCATCGTTGTTTTGTTGCATAATTTGCAGCCATAGCATAGTCATTGCAATAAATAATATATCTTGCTCTTGTGTTTTCACCATGATATGTTTGAGTCATGTTTAATTATACCATTAGAGGGAATGGAGAGAATCGAACTCTCACCGTCAGTTTGGAAGACTGAGGCACTACCATTATGCAACATTCCCAAGCCCTGCTCCAGTGAATGGTTCTTATGAGTCATGCTAGGAGCAGGGAGTTTTTAATATTACTTAAAACTTTTTTTATAGCGATGATTTTTAACATAGTTATTAATTAGTGTACGAGAAAAACCACGATCAACATCAATATCAAAATCATCAGACTCCATCATGTCAACCTGCATTTCCCAACTCTCCCTTTTAAATGGAAATATTTGTGCAATTGGTGTGCCTTTTTCTATCACACCAGAAACATCTTTTTTAAGCCATACTGGAACATTGGTGTCAATAACGCTACTGTCAGTATCAATAATTGCTGTCAACGGCATGAATGGCAAATCATAGTATCCTCCTGGAGGTTTTACTAGGATAGAATATCCTGGAGGCGTTGATACTCTAAAGTTTGTTAGATATTTTAAAACCGCAGTGTTGTATCCTGGGGGTCCAGCAATTAGGGATGCGGATGGTCCATGTTCAGCAAAAACAGCATCTTTGGTTCTCCAAGAAACCTGTTGCTCTCCAGTTTCATTTTTTTCAATCCAAACATCGGTCCATAAAGAAACTGTGTAACCACCAGTAATAGCATCAAGCATTGGCGTACACTTTTTTGCTGTTGCTGTACTCGCTCCGTTTCTAATTTCAAACTTCTTGCCATCTGGGTTAGTTTCCGTTGAACGATACGATTGCATATCTGAAAACCAATCTGGCAATTGCTGTGCCGATGGCTTGGGATGGTCATGAACTTTATAAGGATACTTTCCAATATAAGTAAACTTGATTTTATTTGTCATTAAACTAATACCTTAAATACGGGGCAGCAGGGATCGCCACCATCTTCCCAATCTTGTGCTTCTTCTTCTGTCATATAAGGGTCGCCTTCATGTGTGAAACAAAATCCAGGACTAATCCATCCTTGATCAATTCCAATTTCAATCCAATCTTCCATTTCCATCTTAGCCATTAGAAATCCCAATCATCGTCAGTTGTTGCTTCATGTTTTCCAATTACATATGAAGACCCTGACCCCGAGAAGAAGTCGTGGTTCTCGTCTGAATTGGGTGACAAAGAAGAAAGAATAGAGGGGTTAACCTCTGTTGCTTCCTTTGGAAACAGTGCGTCAAATCCAAGATTCATTAATGCCTTGTTTCCATTGTAACGAAGGAACGCCTTTACGTCCTCCGTAAGCCCCATGCTATCATATAGGTCTGCTGTGTATCGTACCTCGTTCTCATAAAGTTCCATGAGTAATTCATAGGCATAGTTTGTAAGCTCCTCCTGACGGCCTTCAGAGGCATCCTGGAAGGCTTGCTGGAACTTATAACCGATGTAGTACCCATGAACTGCTTCGTCACGAATAATAAGACGAATAAGGTCTGCAGTGTTTGTTAGCTTACCACGGCTTGACCAGTGCATAGGAAGATAGAATCCTGAATAGAACAAGAATGATTCTAGAAGTACAGAAGCAATCTTACGCTTTAATGGATCGTCTCCACGATACCTGGTGATAACTATTTCAGCCTTCTTTTGTAGAAAAGGATTATCCTCAGACCATCTAAAAGCTGCATCGATATCAGTTGAAGAACATAGAGTAGAGAACACGCTTGAGTAACTCTTAGCATGTACACTTTCCATAAATGCAATGTTTGTAATCACCGCTTCCTCATGTTGGGTACGAGAGTCTGGCATTAGTGTCATAGCTCCTACAGTTGCCTGTACGGTATCTAACATAGTTAAGCCAGCAAACACACGCATAGTAAGCTCTTGCTCATCAGGATGTAGCGTAGCCCAGGACTGTACGTCATTTGCTAGTGGAACCTTTTCAGGTAGCCAGAAGTTAGACGTAAGTCTATTCCAAACCTCCAAGTCAATGGGGTCTTCAATTTTGTTCCAGTTAATAGGTCTAGTAATCATAGTATCTCCAATTATAACATGCAGCTTACGCAGTTGTCAACCTCTGTACCCTCAAGGGCAAGCTGTCGAATGCGGATGTAGTAGATAGTCTTGATACCCTTCTTCCATGCATAAATCTGTGCCTTGTTTACATCACGAGTTGTCGCAGTGTCTTTAAAGAACAGTGTCAATGAAAGACCCTGATCGACATGCTGAGTTGCTGCAGCATAGGTATCGATGATAGCCTCTGGTCCAATCTCATATGCGTCCTGGAAATACTCAAGATTATCGTTTGTAAGGAATGGTGCAGGGTAGTAAACACGACCTAGCTTTCCTTCCTTACGAATTTCAATCTGTGACGCAATGGGGTGAATCGAACTGGTAGAGTTATTAATATAACTAATAGACCCAGTGGGGGGTACAGCCTGTAGATTTTGATTGTATAGACCATGCTTCTTAACGTACTTAGATAGATTCTCCCAATCATGCTGAGTCGGTATATCAATATTTGCATCTTTAAATAGTTTCTCTACCTTCTTGGTTGCTGGCTTCCATTCTTGGTTGATGTACTTATCAAAAAATTCACCAGTAGCATACTTAGACTTCTCAAAGCCTTCAAAGGGGCTTCCAGTCTCCTGTGCCATCTTCGAAGACGATTTGAGGGCATGGTATAGTACCGTGTAGAAATAGATATTGGTAAAATCAACACCCTCTTCGCTTCCATAATGGATCTTTGACTTACCAAGATAACCATGAAGGTTCATCTGACCAAGACCAATGGCACGAGACTTCTTGTTACCCTCTGCAATTGACATTACGGACTCAATGTAGGACAGGTCAGCAACGGCTGTGAGTGCTCGTACAGCGGTTTCAATAGTCTTTCCGAAGTCTGGTGACTCCATAGCCATTGCGATGTTTAATGATCCTAGGTTACAGGAGATATCCTTACCAATCTGATCATAACTTAAATCAGCATTGTATGTTGTAGGGGTATTTACCTGAAGAATCTCAGAGCAAAGGTTGGACATGTTAATGCGACCTTCAATAGGGTTGGCGTTATTAACAGTGTCTTCATACATTACATATGGATACCCCGACTCAAACTGCAACTCTGCGATACGCTCAAACAGTACACGAGCCTTAATCTTAGACTTACGAATCTCAGGGTTGTCAAGCATTTCCTGGTACTTCTCAGTGACAGAGATATCGCTCATTGGCACACCGTAGATACGCTCAACATCATATGGGGAGAATAAATACATGTCCTCGTTATTCTTAGCAAGATCAAGAGTGATGTCTGGAATGACTACGCCGATGCTGAGAGTTTTGATACGCATCTTCTCGTCTGCGTTCTCACGCTTTGTGTCTAGAAACTGTAGAATGTCTGGGTGGTGAGCATTAAGATAAACTGCACCTGCACCCTGACGAGCACCTAGCTGATTGGCATATGAGAATGAGTCTTCAAGTAGTTTCATTACTGGAAGGACACCAGAAGACTGGTTCTCAATCTTCTTGATCGGAGCACCTACTTCACGAAGGTTCGTAAGGTTAAGGGCAACACCGCCACCACGCTTAGATAGTTGTAGGGAGGAGTTAATCGCACGAGCAATTGATTCCATGTTGTCTTCAATACGGAGAAGGAAGCACGACACGAATTCACCTCGCTGCTTTTTACCAGAATTAAGAAATGTTGGAGTTGCTGGCTGAAACCGACCAGAGATAATTTCATCTACTAGATTAGTAGCAAGCTTTTTATCCCCCCTAGCAAGCATCAGAGCATTCATTACTACACGGTCTTCAAATCGTTCTAGGTATCGACTACCATCAAATGTCTTTAGAGCATAGGATGTATAAAACTTGTACGCACCCAGGAATGTGGGAAATCTAAACTTTACAGCATAGGCTTGCTTAAATCGTGACTTGATAAAATCAAATTCATACATGTCAAGAAGCTCTTGCTCGTAGTATTCATTCTCTACAAGATACTCAAGCTTCTCTTCAAGGGTATGAAAGAACACAGTGTTCTGATTAACATGGTCCAGGAAGTATGCCTTAGCTGCCTCCTTGTCCTTGTCAAACTGGATCTTGCCGTCTTCACCATACAAATTCAGCATGGCGTTTAGCTCGTGATAACTATACTGTGACATTAAATATCTCCAACCTTTCCTTAATCTCTATTACGTCTTCGGGAGTGCCGAATAGCTCTACCCTGCCTAAAATAGGAACACCAAATTTCTTAGCAATTATTTCTGCTGCTTTGCAATATGTTTTTCCAAAGTTTGTATTCCCAAATCCTACAACTCCACAAAGATGATCTGCATTAGTTTTAATAGATAGGAAAGTTTTTACTGCTTTTGGTACATGATGTCCATCATTACCTGCACCATATGTTGGCACAAATAACACATAATCTCTTGATGCTACTGCAATATCATATACGCTATATGTATTTGCAATTTCTAGTTTTTGTGCAAATCGTTTTGTGTTTCCGCTACGGTTTGAGTAATAGACTATATCTAACATTATACCCCTTACATTAAATTCATGCTGTCAAACCATTGAGGTAATTCAACTTTGTGTGGTTCATAGCTTATCACATTTTCCCCTGGTGGGTCAAGTTCGTCTCTCTTTTTCTTGTCACCAGAAAACTGGTGAATCTCAACTACTGGGTTAAGACTTTTTGGGGTATGAGAGATAGCACCAAAGATTGCACCACACACAGCATCTGCAAGGTCTTTAGAAGATTTACGAGGGTGGTCAACACGGTTCTGCTTTACGATCTTAAGCTCTGTAAGCTCTTCAAATAAAAGATCAATAGCTGGCATAGCAAGTCGGTCTTCATAGATAAGCATAGCCATATCCTCATAGTGTTTCTTGGCAACAGATACAGTCTCAGTTCTCATGCCTACCTGCTTTAGCTCATTCTGAATATCAAATGACTGCCAGCGGTCAAAGCTAACCATTCCTATATTGAATCCTAAGCGTCTAAGATTTTGAATCCAATGTTTTACCTCAGACAAATTTACAGGACCCTCTACCTTTGGCTCCCACCACGCTACTGCGTCTACTACAACAATTGGGGCTACCTGTTGGTAGTCCTTAATTACCTGAATGTTTACCCATTTATCTACATGTGCAATTGCTACAGCACATTTATCATGTCTCTGTGCAAGGTCAGCATGTACAAAATAAATCTTATCTGGATCTGGAATAAACGTTTCATCAAACCTACGGAATGTATCTAGTGGATTGCGAAGTGTCATTGCTGCACGAACCTTGTCCTGCTGCTTAAAGAATGCATCGGAGCTAAAAGTAGGCACACAGGCAAAACGTTGCATCGCATCGCCAATATCTGTGTAGAAAGCAAGCTTGAAGTCGTCAACCTGTCGTGTAGGATTTACTACCCATGTAGGACGCTTTAGTGCAAACACTCCTGGATACTTATAGTTAAGAATAGTATCTTCGTCCCATTCAATTTCTAATGCGTTACCCTCAGAATCTTCTGGTAGGTCTGGATTCATAATAAACTTATGATGCTTTGTAACCACTTCTTTGTCAGCAATAACATCGTCATATCGTTGAGAGATAAAGTCTCCTGGGTATCGAGGGAACGATAGCAGGGCTACCTTACCAACATCTGGAAAACGTGAGTCTACAGAAGCACGGAATGCTTTATAGATGTTATCGGCAGTTTTACCCTGATCATTACCTGTATTAACATCTTGAGCGAACCCAGAGATCTCGTCAAGGACGGCTAGGATAAGGTTTAGGCCCTCGTGAGATTCTCGCTCAGAGTGACCAGAGTAAACTGTGATAGCGTGGTCAAATTCAACTGAGTCTGCCTTAGCATAAAACTTTCCAGCAAACCAAGGAGATCTTTCAATCTTAGTTTTAAAACCTTTAAAGAATACGTTCTTAGCTTGTTGTGCGTTAATAGCTACGTTAATAATATCAATAGCGTCACCAGATGGCTTGCCAAAGTATCGTGCTGGATCTTTAAGACATAGAAGCTTGTATACGATATATGCACATGCTACTGTAGACACAAAGTCTTTTCCGCTACCCTTGCCAAGTTGTAGGATAACTTCATTCTTAGTATACTTTTTGTAGTAGGCTGTACCCTCAGCCGTACCCTTAAGGTCCTGAAGCTCTGGAAGCTTGTACACCTGACTCATTGCTTCTACAATGTCATACTGGACCTGTGACAATGGAGGCTGTCCAAGATAGTCTTCGCCCTCAACAAATGCTTTAACATCTACAGGAGTTTCTGCAAATGGATTATCTTTTAGAACCTCAATAAATTCATCAAACATCCCTGACAATTGTAATCACCTCTTCGTTCTTAGAGGCATCAGAGAGACGACGCATAATCTTGTCACGAATCTCTGGATGTTCTGATGCAATGTCTTTTAGAATATTCATTAGAATATCTTGACGCTTTTCGATTGCAAGCATTTCTTCTGCAAGTTCTTTGTTCTCAAGAAGACCAGCCTTCTGCAACATATCAATACGACGAGACTCAATATCAAGAACCAACTTAATAGCTGTAGTCTTTGCACTAAGGTTAGCTGTAGTAGTTGCATCATCAATAACTTCATAAGTTTGCTGAATTAACTTATTATAGTGAGTATCAGCAGCAACAAGAGCTTCTCGTGCTCGCTCACGAATTGCAGCATTGTTAGATGCCATAATCTTCCACTCTTCTAGATAGGCAACTACCTTTGTTCGTGGAAGTGAAAGTTCTTTAGAGATTTTTGTTGGATCGCTACCCTCAAGATATTTAGCAACAACCTTATTCATCTGGTCTAGATGTTCAACTATTGGATTTTCATTTGACACGTTTCTTCCTCCTTACAGGCAACTTCTTTACACGCTCAATATAGAAGGCACGAAACGCAGCAATTTGACCTTTATAAAGTTCACGACATTCAATCCAGGAGACTCCTGTTTCTACATTTGTTGTAAGAGAGTCAAATCTAAAAGTAGTTCCGTACTCACCCATAATCTTAATAATCTCGCCAGCTACAATTGTTTTACCATTTGGTAGAACAGCCTCATACTCACGACTAAATTCAACTGGAGGCTTTGTTGGCTTTCCAAGAACAACCTTACGACGACGGCCCATTACTGTCCTGCCAATCTTTTAATTTCATCATTTATATAAAACACTGCCTTTTGAAGATCTTCAATCTGCTTTTGCTTCATGCTTTTGTTTGCGTCTTCCTTAAGCCCTGCTCGCCAAAGATACTTAATTGCATTACCTACATTAAAGTTACGATGTCTTGTAATATCAATACACTCTACCCCCGAAGGATCAGAGGTGTAGTGTTTAGGATGATTAACCATATCAATCTCTTGATTATAAGCATTAGCCATATCGTAGTATTCTACGAATCGTTCTTCGTTTGATATTCCCATTATCGTTTTGATTTCCTTAATCCAAATTTAGCAAGGTAGACGTAGATTGTTTCAACAGATACCCCACACTCTTTCGCAATATCTTCAGGACTCTTGCGATCAAGGTGAAACCTCTTGCGAAGCCACATCTCATTACTATACAGTTTACCAGCCATCGTGCTCCTTGTCAACCATTCACTGCCCAGTGTCCAATTCCAATAGCATCTGCTACGTCATTGTCCTTAATATTTTTATCGTAAATAGTATTTACAAATCTAATTGTACGTTGTTTTCTAACTTCTCGTTCATGTGTCTTTAACCATGAAGCAGACTTGCCTGGATTGTTAGCAACGATCTCAAGCTTTTCAACACTAGTCAAACGCTTATTGCCAATAAAGTTTTGCCATGTCATAGGAGAAACGGAGGAAATAGAAGCACTGCTAGAAGCTGCAATTCCTCCGAGGATTGCCCCCTGAACCAGAGCCAAGTCAGCAGCAGTTTTAGGACTGTTAATAAAAACAGTATGTTCAATAACGACAGCATCAAAATCACTAAGAACATCGAAAAAACTTTTTGTTTTGCGTCCAGCGTCTGCGACTTTTTCATATACATCCTTACCAGTAAAGTTTATTTTTCCACAATATTTTAAATCGTCACCATAAAAGATAGCAAAGGCTAGGCTATTAGTACTTGCATCAATGCTACAGACTCTGAAAGGCTTATCATTCAGTCTCTTTAAATTTACCATTAGCTCTTCCCTTGATTTCTTTTAGTGTTTTAGATACGTCTATTGGATTTACCAAACATAAAGTACACAACTCATCATCATTATAAACGGAGAGTGCAGAGCCACATGCTTTGCACTCCCTCTTTTTAGACATCAGTTTATTGCGTCTTGCAATAGCATATTTCTGTGCTATCTTTTCTTTAGTTGCCGCTTCACGGCATTCATCAGAACAATATATTTGATAAGATACTTTGGGAGTAAACCCAGCATCACACCATTGACATGTTTTCATCTATTGGCTCCAGGCGATCTATTTTAATATCTCCCTTGCCAGCATCTGCACAGACCTTTGATAAAGGACAGTTCTTGCAAATTTTTGAATTTGATCGATAGTTCTTTTCTGGTAAGGTCTTGTTCTCCCATGCCTTACGAACCGTTCGCATCCATTCAAATGTCTGGTTAACCCACTTAATATAATAATCATTTATCTCAACAGGAAGAACCAATAGTTCATGGTTGTTCTTGTTTTCATAAATGAGAACTGCTTTCTTCTTTTGAAGAATCTTCATATAAATCAAAAGCTGAATAAGATGTCCCGATTTTGGCTTACGATTAATTTTACGATACTCAAAACCTTCGTTCATCATAGTCTTAATCTCACCAAGAAGGGGTTCGCCTTCCCAGTCAAGCATAACGTCACCATATCCAAAGATAGGTGGGTCATTGTTTATAATCTTAAACTCTGAATCAATGAGGAATCCTGCATCTTCCATTGCTTGCTGGATACGCTCATGGCTCTTAGTACCATTAGTCATATTAGCACCTGCAAAGGCATCTGCATTGTCTTCAAATGTACCGCCGTTAAAAGCCAGGAACCAGTAGCGAGCACACTCGCCATGTCCATATGCAATTGTTGATGGGGCAAATGTCTTCTTCTGCTGGTGTCGTGGTCCACGATTAGCTGTATAGCCAGACTTAATCTTTTCAACAAGAGCCTGTGGGTCGATACCTGCAACAACAGTGCCTTGTGCATCTGCTGACTTTTCCATTACCTGAGTTAATAAATTTTTCATAATCATACTTAGCGAGTAATATACTTCAGTGCGGAAACCAAATTGTTAATTGATTCGGCTGCAGTATAATAGATATTCTTCTTCGCTCTGTCTCCTTTGTCTACGTTGGTAAGCCAAGTTGCACGGAATTGCATCTTGGCAGCAATTGCTTGTAACCGAACGATTTCGATTGTAGCAACAGCCAGAGGAATATCTGGTTTGATAATTAATTTTGCGATCATAGTAAGGGCCTCTGTGAGTTCCTTGTC